GCACTTTTCCCAGGGGATGTGGTGGCGCTTGATGTACTCCTGCATCTGGTGATTGCTGACGAACACGATCTTGTGGAACATGTGCCAGTCATGCTGGAGATGAGCCGCCGACGGGTCCTCGGCGAGGTCGTGACACCAGAGGATCCTGATCTTGTCCTCCTGGAGGGGGTTCATCACCCGAGACGGGATGATCTGGAAGTTCGACAAGAGGTCGGCGGGGATGCGTTTTTCGAGCTCTCGGCAAAGGAGCTCGGTGCCGCCGTTCGCGTTCTTGCTGATTTCATTCCAGTCGATTCCGCCGGACATTCGTTCTCCTGAGTGGGTGTCCCGGGGCGGGGAGACGTCACGTTTACGTCTGCCCTACTGCTCCACGCACCCGGCCATCAATCTATACATTTTTGAGAAGAAGATGTCAACATTTGATGTAAATACACAAGAAACGGAGTCCCCCATGATCGCACTGCTCGCCTGGTTCGCATCTCCGCTTGGTCGTATTCTCAGCTGGATCGTCGGTGCCCTCGCGGCAGCCGGCGTCGTGGCCGGAGTCTACTTCGCCTGGAAGGATGCGATCAAGGCTCAGGCGACGGCGGAGTTCAACAAGAAACAGCTCGAGCAAGTCGTCAAGGACCAGCAGACCATGGCGGACCAACTCGCAGCGATCGCAAAACTGCGTGAGGAGGGTGAGAATGAGCTAAAAACCCAGCTCGAAGCAATCGACGCGAGTACCAAGAAGATCGAGGAGTGGCTCAACACGCCCGAGGCTAAAGCTAAGGATCGGGACTCAAGTGACATCCTGAAGGAAGTGATCAGGATGCTGTCAGAAGGAACCAAGAAGTGAAGCTCAGAGCCACTCTGTTTGCCATGATCGCGGCCCTCGGGCTCGCCGGCTGTGACATGGACGACAGGGGCAACGTCATCATCCAGTACAAGAACCAGGTCATCGCGGTCCCGCCGAGCATGTTCAAGTGCCCGGTCCTGAAGAAGTACCCCGAGGTGAAGACCCTCAAGGACTCCCAGGTGGCCGAGCTGATCCTGGAGCTGCAGCGGAACAACGTGACCTGCGCGGCCTCGCTCGAGACCATCCGCAAGTACCTGGAAAGGGCCAAGGCCCGGGTCGAGCAGTGATCGAACAGGTCCTGACCATTGGGCTCGGTATCGCCTTCGGTGCCCTCCTGATCGCCCTGGGCACCTGGTCTTTCATGACTGTAGCCGAGTACATCGACTACCGGAGGACCTACCACTATTTCAACGGACTCCAGAGCCAGCCAAAAGGCTTCTTCGCCTGGTGCCTAGAATGAACTGAGGGGCCCCGGAGGGCCCCTCACTTTCATCCACCCATTTCGCCCCAATTCCCTAAGCGGCGTGAGCCTCGGCGGCGGCAGTCGCCGGGACAAGCGGCGGGGACTTCACAGTCCGAGCCGGCCTGGCCTTACGTCGAGACTTGGCCTTCTTTCCCTTGAAATGGTAAGGACGCGTGGTCACCTCTTTCAGAGCCTTACGGGACTCGAGAAGGGTCTCCTTGGTGGTAGCGATCTGGTCCGAGATGCGATCAAACTTCTTCAGGGCCTGGTCGATAGCTCGGATACCAAGGTGGGCCTGTTTCCGGTTACCCGCTTTTAGCGTGGTGATCATGTTTCCTTATCCTCTCTCATAGTCTAGTTTGGTGGTGGCTCCCCAAGGACCTAATCCTCAACTGGTTCAGGCGGTTCCCCCGCCCAATTCTTTTTTCTTCGGGGCAATCCAGTCCCGGGTCGTTGGGTGGCTTTCTACATCATCATGTGGAAAATGTCAATATTCCACCGCTTCACACCAGAATTGGTTAATTTTCCTTTGACCGGGGCGGTTTAGTCGGCCTTCCGCCACTTCGCGACCTCGGTCAAAATCTCGTCAAGATGGACCGGTCTGTAGTTGGTCGGTTCGACGCACACGTTAAGATATGGCCCTTTCATAAGGGTTTGGTGCGTATGGCCGTGTACATTTAGAACACATTTCCGGCCAAAATTTGCCTGGCTGATCGGGATGTGCGTGATCACGAACCCCCACTGCCCGAAGAACCGACAGATGAAGCTCTTCTTGAAGTGCTTGAGGAGGGCTGGGAGGATCAAGTCGTGGTTTCCCACCACGAGCCTTTTCTGGCCCTTCAGACAGCTCATCACGTGATCGAAGGCCGGACCGTACTTAAAGGTGACATCTCCCAGGTGGTAGACCTTGTCGCCGTCCTTAATCACCTCGTTCCAGCCGTCAATTATCCTTTGGTTCATCTCCCCGACATCGGCGAATGGCCGGATCAGGTTGCCATCGTTGTCAGTGAACTTCAGGAAATTCTCATGGAAGAAATGCGAGTCGCTAGTGAACCAAACGTTACCCAAGTCCTATCTCTTTCAGCTTCGCCTCGATGAGCACCCATGTGTCATCGGGGATCTCGTTCAGGCTGTCTTCGGTGATCTCGAGGCCGTCCCAGCCCATCTTGGCGGCAGCGAGCTTATCACGAAGGCTTTCCGGGATGCCGGGCCAGATGGCCTCGTCCTGGAGGATGCCCGTCACTTGGCTGACGTAGAAGAACGGGACCGTGACGGGGAGGGTGAAGCCGTAACTCCGTTGAGGCATTCGAGCTCTTCCTTGCGTTGCTTTATCGCCTTACTTATGGCGGCAACGACCTGCTCGACTTTTCGACCTGAACGATCATTCCAGTCCGGGAGAGACTTGATCCGGTTCACTTTCATGATTCGGGCGCAGATCTCGTCATCCAACCTGCTGACGCTGCTCCAGAAATTAGCATACTCGAGGCCGGTCGAGCCCGCGACCGGGTAACGTCTGAATGGCAGTAGGTACTCGTACGTGGCCTTCTCAGACATCCCCATGATGCAGAAGCACTTGGCATCTGAGGCTGTGGGAAAGATCGGAATCCCTTCCTTGGTCTGAGCTATGTTCTTGCGACACCATTTCCCTCGCTTCGCAAGGGTCCGCATGTAGGTCAATATCTGGAGGTACTTATCTTCCCCGAGACCGGTGACGTAGGGCTTCAATTCGGCTTTCCTTCATCTTTCCTGAGGTCGTACTCGACCCAGTCCTGGGGAGTCCCCCGGCGGACCTCGTCGCACTTCTGACACTTCCTATCCTCAATCTCACCCGGGTCCTTGATGTCGATCGTACGCGGGTCGACTGCGACAGGAAAAAACACATGACTGCATCTTGCCATACCCAGGTAATACCATAGTTTGTGGCCGGTTGTACATAAATCTTCTCGCTAAATAGGTGATGCAGTACGCCGGTTTCGTGTATCTTTGGTGGGATCGTAAACGCTCGATGTTCTACATCGGAAGTCATATGGGTTCCAAAGACGATGGCTACATTTGCAGCAACACGAGAATGCTCAGTGCATATCGAAAGCGACCTTCCGATTTTAAGCGGTTCATCCTACACTGGGAACTGTCATCTGATCCGGATGTGCTTTACGCTGAAGAAGAGCGATGGCTCTCATTCGTAACACCTGGGCTTTTTTACAACATCAAGAAAGTTGCTAAAGGTTGGCCTAAGGGAAAGAAGCGGCCACTTTCCACACGAAGGAAAATGAGCAATAGGTGGACGGTCGGGCTGCCCACTACTTTTATTCATAAAGATGGGTGGAAAAAGACGGTATGGCATATTGGCGATTTCTGTAAGAAGCATGGTCTCAATCCAAGTGCCATTTCACAGGTAAGACAAGGAAAGCGGAAGACTCATCTGGGTTTTCGACTGGCCTAAATACGCCGATATCACACCCATTCGGAGAAGAACCCTGAAGATCAACCCGCTAGTCATTGACATCTACAAGGGCGACAAGGTCACTGACTTCACCGCAGTTCGGAAATCGGGGGTCGTCGGGGTCATCCACAAGGCGACCGAGGGTGAGACTTTTACTGACACTACGTACATGGTCCGACGCTCGGCCGCGATGTCCGCCGGCCTGCTCTGGGGTGCCTACCACTTCTTCCGCCCGGGTAACATCGATGCCCAGGTCGAGCACTTCCTAAAGGTCGCCGACCCGATCGACGGGATGGACCTGTTCCTAGACCACGAGGACCCCAAGTGCAGCCTCGAGGAAGCCAAGGAGTTTATGAGCAAGCTCGACGACAAGCTGGGCCGCAACTGCGGCATCTATTCCGGCCACCTGATCAAGGAGCAGATGGTCGGCCTCGAGGACGATGACTGGCTGGGAGAGCACAAGCTCTGGATTGCCCAGTACGGGCCGAAGGCGGTCATCCCAACCACATGGGAGAAGTACTGGCTATGGCAGTATACAGGCGACAACGTAGGGACTTGGTCACCGAGGGAAGTGCCCGGTATCGACGTGCTCGGCTTGGACATCAATCACTTCGAAGGGACGGAAGCCGAGCTCCGTGCCGGGTGGGGGAAAGACCTATGAGCTGGAACGACGTCTTCAAGTTTATCGTCATGACGGGCTGGGTACTGCTGCTCGGCGGCTGCTTCACTATGATCTTCGCGGTGCTCTACATGAGCATGAAAGCGGGCCCGGGCGTGGCTCTCGACGACAACCTGTGGAAGATGGCTGCCCTGGCTGTGGGCTTCCTCTTCGGCAATCTCCCGACACTGCTCAAGGACATCATGAACAAGAGCGAGGAGAAGGTTACTTCGCCAACATCCGGTTGATCGCCAGGATCATCAGGGTCCAGTCCGTGGGGGTGTGCTGCTGAAGGCGGGACACCTCCATCGCGTTTTTGCAGCTCCTCAGCAGGCTCTCCAGCTCGTCGATCCGAGCCAGGGCATCCTTCATGTTTTCGACTATCATGGGTTGCTCCTAATGAATGAGCCCACGGGACGTATCCCGTGGGCCTCGTCTTATGTCAGGGTTTGGAATAGTCGGAATGAAGGGTTCATCCGGTCTCCAAGGTATGAGCGATCACCTCCTCGCGGGCGTAGCCGGGATGCTCATGTCCAAGTTGAGGTCCTTGACGGACTTCATGATCTGCAGGTTCAGGAAGTCGTTGACCGCGTTGGCACCGTTGCCGACACCGACCGCAGCCGCGGAGCCGCCGCTCCCGATCATTGTGTTCGGGACGATGTTGCCCCGGTATTCCTTCAGGGCCGTGGCGTTGACCTCGGCGATCCGGACGATCGTCTCGAGCTTCTGCTGGAGAGCTCCGTCGGCCTCGAGGACCAGCTTCTTCCGGGCAGCTTCACCCTCACCCAGGAGGATGTTGGTCTGCTTGGTCTGCTCGGCCGACTTCTTGTCGAGCTCCGCGACCTGGAGGCGCTGGGCTGCCTGGGTCTCGGCGACCACCTTCTCCCGGTCCGCGGCGATCTTGGCGACGGTCGCGTCTCGGTCAGCGTTGGTCTTGGCGACCAGGGCTTCCTGTTCGGCTCGGGTCGTGGCGGTTGCCTTCTCGACCTCCTGCTTCCACTTGGCCTCGGTGGCGTTAGCTCGACCCTGCTGCTCGACGGTCAGGGCGCGCTGCTCCGCCTTCTTCAGTTCCGCGGCGGACGTCTGGATGTCCATCGCGATCACCTGCTGCTGCTGGATCTGCTTCTCGACGGTCTCGTCGTAGGGGATCCTCTTGATCGTGAAGTTGAAGACCTTGATCTGGAATTTCCCGATCGCGGACTGCTCCTGGCGGAGAGGGTTGCCCTCCTTGTCCATGATGATCTCGGCCGCGATGACCTGCTTATCGACGTTGGTCACCGGGTCCTTGACCCACTCGGTCTTCTGGCGCGTCCGGTAGATGCCGTTCTGGATCTGATCCGTGATGTAGTGGATCAGGTCATTGCGCTTCTCGGCGTACGACTCCTTGGAGCTCATGAGCGTCCCGACGAGGTAGACCGAGGCGTTCGTCACGGTCTCGACCAGCTCCTTCTGGAGCTTCGCCGGGTCATGGTACTTCAGGTGGATTTCCGTCAGGAGCTTCGGGTCGCTCGGCAGCTCATACTGGATGCTGCCATACATCTTGGCGTGGCCGCCGTCATTGAACCGGACCTCGATCCCGTTCCGGTCCCCGGTGAAGTCGTAAGTCTGCCGCCGGGGGTAGCTGGTCACTTCGCCCATGCCCTGCCAGACCGGCCCGGGTTGGGTGTACCACTTGAGCTCGCCGGACCAGGGTGACTGGATAACGGTGAGCTCGTTCGCGTCGATATTCTCAATCAGCTTTGGCGCCGCGTAGAGGCCGCCTACGACCAGCACTCCCGCCATCACCAGTGCCGCGATTCTCTTGGGCATCAGGCTTGTCAGGCTGGGCGTCGGGTCGTCGTCGTACGTCTGTCTGGGCATCTTCATTACCTTGTGTGGTTGGAGCCATGGTCTTGATTGCCGCCTCGAGTTCTACGAGTTCGGCTTCCTCACGTACGTTAGCGAGCTCCGACTCCAGTTGAGCACGCTTCCTGCTCCTGAACCAGGGGAAAGTAACCGTTCCCCTCAAGACTGGTATCAGGACCTGAGTGACGAAGAAGAGGATGATGCTCGCATATGCGAGCATCAGTCCAATAGCAGTGGTCTTCACGGCGTGGTTCCCTCCGTGGGTGTCGCCGGAGCACTCGGGGCAAAGTCCAGGACCGGGGCTGCCGGCGGGGTGGGCTCAGGTGTCGGGACATCGGCGTCGCTCACCGGCGGGGTCGGTTCAGCTGCCGGCTCGGTCGCCGCGATGGGCGGAGTAGGGACCGGCGCGTCGGGGGTAGCCACGAGAGGCGCGGGTTCTGAGACAACTGCCGCAGCAGCTCCTGCTGCTACGACTGCAGCGAGAACGGCCGCATCACCCGGCAGAACTCCGCCAGCTGCCATCGTAGCGGCGGCGAAGCCTCCGCTGCCGCCGGAACCAGCAGCGCCGGTATCTTCGTGATCGGTCTCTTCATCGGGAGCGGATTTCCGGAGGTGCGCCCAGAGAGCGCTGACATTGACGGCGGCGCATACGACGCAGAGGACGAAGGCCAGCATCAGGATAAAGAGTATCACATCAGGGAGGGTCGGGGGCACGGGGGCTCCTGTTCGGGTCAAATCTGTACAATATCATATAGAATTGTCAACGGAAAGCGGGTGGCCGAGAGAGGGGGAGGGCTCTCGGCCACCCTTTACCTGCGCACCAGGGGGGAGAGTGCGGCAGGGGCTCGCTGGCGCGGGCGGGGGAACTACGCTGCCAGGGAGTACTGTACGATCCGGGGCAGCCGGGTCAGGGCCGAGTTGATGGCGTAACCCTCGGCGCGGAGTCGTACGATAGTGCTGTAAACGGAGTCGTTGCTCGCGAACTTGAACCGATTGCGGATCTGGTTGGCGGTCAACTTTTGCCCTTCAGTCAGGGCATTCAGCAGTCTTTGGGTCTTCGGAAGGCGGCTCATTCGTTTTCTCCGTGAGTCGGTTTAGTTCGTCTTGGTTCGTTCCAACGTGCTGACTTCTACAACCGACACAAGGGCTAGTACACTAAATTGTGCACGCATCATACAAATTTGCGGACACATATTTTGTGGATTTTGGCAGAAATCCACTGGTTATAATAGTCGTCAGAGAAGAGGACCTGGCGGGTAATCTGCTCCTCCAGCTCGCGATACTGACACTCGCCGCGAGTGCTGCAGAGGTGGAGGATTTCCCTGGTAAACTCCTGCTTGCCACGCCTCTCGACCTCGGCACAGAGGTCCTTGTTAGACCCCCAGTACTCCTGCCAGTCGGAGGGGACTCGGAAGTGGCGCTTCCTCGCGCTCTTCTTGGTACGCCGAGTCCGGGCCGCGGAAAAGAATTTCTTGCCCACGTATTTCCGGCCGGTGGGGACGTGGGTTATGAGGTAGACGAAACCGAAATAGTCTTCAGCGTGGTCGGGGAGGAATGGCTTACCGCGAAAGGTCCAGTTGCACATGCCACCTATTTAGTCGGGAAATGGATGTGCCTGTGACCGGCCTGACACACATTGATGAGGTCGAGAAGCCAGTGCTTATGAAAGCATGTCTGGTAGTGGTACCACTCATCATCCTCGATGTAGAGCTCGACGATGTCGGAGGCCGCGAAACGGAGGCCGAATAGATTGCCTACGACATCCATGTCTTCATGGCGAAGAGGCTTGCGCCTCTCGTCAAGACTCATCTTCGTCCTTCGGGAGTGCCCCATGTTTGATGCAGCGAGAATCGATGCACTCGCCCAGGTGATTGACTCGCGTCATGAGCGACCCGGCGATGCTGCAGCCCTCGCAGAGGACGACGGCGCCGAGTCCCTGCTTGACCTCTTCTTCGGTGATGAGGCCGGCTAAGTCGCCGGTCCCGAAATATAATTCTTCGGCACACTGTTTGCAGAAGTCAGCCATTACGCCAGTTCCTTCTCTCGTTCCTTGAAGTCGATCGGGCAGGCTCCGCCCTCGCACTCGAGGTGGACCTTGTCGACTTCCTCGCCCATCTCTTTGCCGGCAGCCTCGGCGATGCCGGACACCTTGATCATGATGGCATCGTATTCGTCACGGGTGATCTGCTCCTCCGGGAGGTACTCATAGCTGGCACCCTTCTCCTGGGGCATGACCGAGCAGCACCGGACATTCCTCTGGTACTTCTTGATCATATTGCAGAACTCGGCAAAGTCAACTTTCTCGGGGTCGTACTTGAGGGTGTAGCTGATCTGGTTGCCCAGGTCCTCGCCCTTGCCCTTGATCCAGTACTTCTCCCCCAGCTCGAGCCACTTGTACTGCTCCTCGGGAGTCGCCTCGCCCGCGAGCACGAGCTCGTTGCCCATGCCCAGGGTGCTGATGATCGGGGCCGTGGGGAAGCCGACGATGATCGTGCCCTCGTACGTCTTGAGTGACCGGGTCGGGTAGCCCATCTCCTGGTACGTCTTGACGAGCGGGTCATCGTTCCGGAACTGGACCCAGCGTAGGTAGTAGGCCATGGCCGGGAGGTGCCAGCCCTCGGTCAGGCCGAACAGCTTCGAGACAGTCCCGGAGGGCTTCACAGTCAGGGCCGTGTGGGGGACTCTGACGCCCAGGTGCTTCGAGTATTTCCGGGCCTCGTCCTTGACACACCCGTTGAAGTACTCCATCATCCTCCAGAAGGCGGCTGCCCGGACTGTGCCAGACATCGGGCTGATCCGTGAAGACCAGTAGTTGTCGCCGTGCGGGAGCAGCTGTGGCCAGTTTCCACCCGTCTGGCCCATATAGAGCGCGGAGTCCCACGCCTCGAAGTCGGGATTGATCAGGTCACGGAAGCCGACACCGAAGAACTTCCAGGCAAACTCGTGTATGCCGGTGATGCCCACCCCGATCCGGTTGGTCCGGTCAGTCTCGGCCTTGTAGAGGCAGTCCATGGTGTTGGTCCGGATCATGGCGCGCACTGCCGTGCGGAAAGCGGACTCCACCTCCTGCAGGCTCTCGCAGTGGAAGGGGACCACGTCGGCGATGACGCAGTACCCGCCCAGGACGGAGAGGGCGATCTCGCCGCAGGGGTTGGTGATCATATAGTTCTTCTTGGCGCGGGCGCGCTTGGCCAGCTTCTTGAGCAGCACCTCGGTGTCGTCCTCGACCTGGTACCACTTGGAGCCGACATAGGTGCCCTTGGTGAGCTCATCCCAGCCGGTATCGTCCTGCTTGAGCATGTCCGCGTTGATCAGCCCGGGCTCGCCCGTGCCATCGCCGTAGGAGCAGGACATGACCATCTTCCAGACCTTCCGGGCATGCCGGGCGAGAGGGGTCCCATACTCGGGGCTCTTGCGGGTCAGGTCGATCAGGCGCCAAAACTCGGCATCGACGGTGACGGAGTTGTTGCTGCTCCAGAGGAAGCCCCAGTGACCCGGGTTCTGCTTGCGGAACTCGACGACCTGGTGAACGTCCTTCCCCTCGAACTCCATGGGCCGCTTGATCCGGATGAAGTCGAGGACGGAGATGTCCCGCCACGTCTTGGTCGACATGCGAGCGGCCCGACGGGCGCCGCCCACGAGCACGCACTCGCTGAAGTAGTGGTCGACGTACATGGCCTGCTTCCACGGGGCCATGCCCGAGCCTTTCAGGCTCGCCGCCTTCATGAAGGCGTTCATGAGCGAGACCGGGCCCGAAGCCGGCCGGTTCTGCATCCCCTTGATGGGCGAGCCCTTGCAGCGGACGTCGGAGAAGTCCAGGATCAGCATCTTGTCCCGATTGACCTTCTCGAACGCCATGACCTCCCAGACTTCGAGCGCTTTGGCCCAGCCCTCGCGGGAATCGGGGACCTTGAACCAGGTCACGTTCTTCGAGTCGGGCCCGTATTTGTGAAGGGCGTCTCGGCTGGACTCATGGGCTGACCAGTCGAAGTCGGGGTGATCCTGGGAGAGCACGACCCGGAGGTTCGGGGCATTATCCCAGTCGACCATGATCATGTCATCGTCATAGCTTCGACCCACGCCCGAGCCGGACAGGAGGAGCATGAAGGTGATGAAGCTGGCGGCCGACGTGGCGCAGTTGGTGAACACCTCCTTGGGGCGAGATGGCTGATCTCCGTCCCCGTGCTGGAGGTGGCGACCCGACATGATACAGGCGCCGGTCTTGAGGTGGTCGAAGAGCGTGAAAAATTCTCTCGATGCCTCGGCCCCGTTCGACAGCAGGTTAGCGTTGCCCACGGCGACTCGGTGGGAGACGTCCAGCCAGGACTCCCACACATCACCATGACACTTCCTCAAGATTGTCCGCTCAGCAACCGCGCGACCCATCGAACCATAAAAATCCCGTACGCGCGCCGAAGCTGGAGCGTTCATTGAGCCCTCTTTGTGTGAATGTGGTTTGATCAACAAAATGCAGAAGACGAGGAGTTGGGGAGACCCAACCTCGCTCCTGCGGTCGTATTTATACGGCCTCTACCTGGGCAGAGGCGCTCAAGTCTTCAAGGTTGCAACTACAATACGCGCAAGTACCGCGCAGCGCATTGAGTGATTGCTCGACATTAAACGAGCCCATCTCCTCGTCAAGGATGACGAACGACGCGCCGAGAGCGAAGAGCTTCGCCACCTCACCCATGTTGCGGGGCGAGTACTGGGCAGCCACGAAGTTCGTGTCAGCTAGAGAATAATCGGGTAATTCCGGCTCGATCCCGAACATCTCATCCAGGGTGTCCCGGGCCACGTCGAACCCGACGATGGGGATGGGGACCTTGAACACGGTGATCTCGGCGGGAGACAGGGGTCCCGCCATCACCACCACACCCGGGTAGTTCTCCATGAAGTTGTTGACGAGCAGGCGGGCGCCGACCACGTCCTGGAGCATGACATACTTGAACTTCGTCTTGTCCGGCACCGCGCTGTAGATCTCGGAGAACATACGGAGGTCGTCGTCGCCGAACACGATCGGGAGGACGTTGTAGTGCGTCTCCTCCTCATTGTAGAACTTGATCAGCTGGTCGAAGTCGTCCGTGCAGACCCGGGACATGACTCCCATCTTGGTCAGCGCGATGTTGTCATCGAAGCTCCACTGACTATTGAAGATCAGGGGGATGCCCGAGTAGATTTTACCGCCCGGGAGTTCATATTGGCAGGTCAGGTTGACCCGCTCGAAGTTGGTGACGGAGCCGACCTTGGGTCGAATGACGAGGCGTTCGAGACTCTTCACTTCTTCCACCATGTGATCTGCATCTCGGCGGCGCTGCCGGTATACGAGTTTCGTATAATCATATCCCTGATGTCGGCCGGATCGTTGCCGGCCAGGATCATGTCGTTGACGTCCTTTTCCTTAAGGGCGGTTGGCCAGACGCAGATCCTGTACCCCTTCTTTGCCGCCTTGAGCATCTTCTTGACTGTGGCGTCGCTCCGGGGTTCGTTATCATAGGCGAGGATGTATTCCTCCGGCTTCATAAACCACTTCCACCGTTCCAGGAGAGTGGTCATGTCGCCGCCAGCGGTCGCAAGCGCGCCCCGGATGAACGAGGCGTCGATCGGACCTTCAAACACGATCGTGGGCTGGTAGGCGGGCCTGTCCTGACCCCATATCATGGGCTCGTCGGTGAAGGCCGCGGTGGCGTACTTCATCCCGCTGCCGTTGAGGGCTCGGCCCTGGACCCCGATGATCTGGCCTGATCCGAGACGGAAGGGGATGACGAGCCGCGCCTCGTCTTTCTCGGGACCGACATACTTCCCGGGGACGATGGTGTTGACCCAGGCCCAGAAGTGCTCGGTATAGTACAGCTCAATCTGTTGCAGCTTCCGCCTGGTCATGAGCTGGCGAACCGGATGGGTGTCGACGAGCGACCACGCGTCCTGTATCGTGTCCAAGACTGAGAAGACCTGGTCATAGGTCTTCATCACCGGAGGGACGTAGTCGTCGGCTCTGGAAGTCGGGCGACCCTCCTCAGCCAGGAGCTCGAGTTGCATCTCCTGGTGGAGGTGCGGTGCCAGGTCCTTGAGGAAGTTGCCGAAGCGCTTGGAAACCCCGCATCGGAAGCAGTGAAAGAGCAGCTCCTGCTCGAGCTTGAAGACATTACCCCGGGCCTTCCAGGGTTTCTTCTTGGAGTCGCCACAGATGGGGCAGGAGAAGGTCCAGTTGTTCGGACCGGTTCTCTTGAAGTTCCTGACGTGGGCGCCTAGCTGGCTGGCATAACGGGATTCAACCCAGAACATCCGGATGTAGTTCTACCCGGATGCGCGTGATTGTACACCAAAATTAGGCGAATACGTTGAGGAGAGGGCCGATGCCCTTCGACATCAGGCCACCGATGATGGCGCCCCCGCCGGTGGCGATCCACATCCAGCGCTCGAGGACCTTGATCCGGTCCGAGTTGTTCTTGATGAGCTCCTCGAGCCCCGCGTAGTCGTCTTTCCGGTCCGACATGAAACGGCTCATGCGCTCTTCCTGGACGGCGAGCAGCTTGGCCACGTTCGCGTTGACCTCTGTCAGCTTCTCGACTGCCTCGTCGAGCCTGTGAACGATTTCGGTGGTGCGAGCCAGGTCATGCTCGACCAGGGTGAGGCGAGTATCAACTCCTCTTGTCGACGACGGTGCCACCCTTTTTCCTCCTCTTAACACCCGGCTCACCGTCCGGGCCCACTCCGATCCCCGCGATTTGTCCTGCGCCCGCGCAATTGCAGGCCGCATCTTCAATGACTTCATCACGTTTCCCCTCTACGAGTCCGCGGAACACCAGAGCCATCAGATCTTCCTCAGCTTCTCGACGATCCCCGAGTCCAGAGCTACCTGGTCGGTATCAAAGTCCCTCTCCTTGCCCACTCCCCTGATGTAGTCTGGCCAGGCGTTGAGCAGGATCAGGAACGGCTTCACATATTCTAGGTATTCTCGCATCCTCAGGAACAGGATCCGGGGGAGCGAGACGGCACCGAACACGTTGACGAGTATGATGAAATGGTTGAGCACGAGCCGCTCTCGAATTTCCCCGGTGGTCCTGTACCGAGAGAAACTCTTCTTGAGGTACTTGATGCGCTTGAGATCTTCGAAGAACTCGGACTCGTCGACCATCTGCGGGTTGTCGTAGCAGGTGGCGGCGTAGGCGATCCAGTTCTTCTCGTCGAGCGGGGGCTCAGAACGTAGAGAGGAGGGCGCGCTTGCAGACGTTGTTGGCGGTACCGACGTAGATGTAGGTACCGTCACTCCAGACTTCTCCAGTACGACAGTTCGAACTTGTACTGTTGGACGGCGTAGTGGTCCGTCTTGAGACGAGATTTGAGCCGACCACCGCGACGTTCGAGTTTCCGAGAAGGTCACTGGTGGACACCAGGTGTGTATTGGTGACCGAGTTGACAGTGGCCACGACGACGATGTGATCGTTTGCTCCGACCGACGTGATCGTAGGACACTGGCTGGTCTTCCTTCCCTGCGTACTCACTCAAGTCACTCCACCTTACGGGAGCGTCGATCCCGTAGCCGACATGCTCCCCAGAGCGACCAGCGTCTCGTACTGTTTCCGGTTAGCTCGCCCGCCCAGGGTCACCAGACCAGTGACGGCCAGGGACGCCCCGCCCGTCTTCATGGTCGGGGTGATGGTAGCACCCGAACCGGTCGAGGCCACGAATGTGTCGGCCTTGTAGACGTCGATCGCCACCGCGGTCGCGTTGACGAAGTTCCGCCCGCCGGTGACCAGGTTAACGGCGGTGATGCCGCCCGTCGAGTTGGTCGTCAGCGAGCACCAGGCATTGACCACGCCCGCGGTCGAGTTGGAGATGCGGACGATGTCGGTGTTCGAGTAGCCCGTGCCACCCGGCGAGGCCACGACGGACAGGACCGAGTTGGCCGGCTGGACGACGGTGAGCGAGGCGACGTTGGCGAACAGGCCCGAGGGCTGGTTGTTCACGCCCGGGGCCGCGAGGGCCTGTGTCGAACCCAGCGGGGCCATGGTCAGGATGCCGCCGGTCGAGTTGGTCGTCAGGACGATGAAGTCTGCCTGGGTCGTGCCGGTCGGGCCCGTGATGGAGCCGACGGCCAGGTTTGCGAAGGAGGTGCCGCCCGTGTTAGGCGCCAGGGCCGTGATGGGGCCCATGCCCTGCTTGGCCATGATCCAGCCTGGGTGGACGCCCTTGCCCACGATCTCGGTCGTGTTGGCGCCGAAAATTCCCAGAGCTTGGTTGGTCCGGAACTGACCGGCCGTGACGTTGCCGTAGGAGTTGCCAGAAGCGGCAGAACCCGGCGTCTTCTTGTCCGTCGCGTCAAACTTGACGGCGTTCGACGCCGCGTCGACTGATCCCCACAGAGGCATGTGTTTCTTCCCTAGGTTTCTCTTGACGTATTTAGGTGTTTTTGGGCTTCAGCCTCTCCTCGGCCACCGCTGAACCGAAGGAGTCTTTGCTCTTCCAGAGCCGGCTAATGAAGTGTTCCTTCTCGTCTGGAGTCCGGCGGCTCGAGAGTCCGACCAGGGCCTTCTGGGCCTCGTCAGGTGGGACCCGGTACCTGTCCCCGTTCTTGAAGCTGACGGTGTGCTGTCCCCTCAGGACCGAGGCCTTCTTGAGCTGGTGCAGGATGTGCTGGTCAGTGTCAGAGTCGTCGGTCGGTGCAGCCGGCTTCCGACCGCGCTTCGCCTCCGAGATGGGGCCCGGGTCAGGACCGGCAGCGGCGTCCTCGGCGAGCTTCCCAAAGATCTTGGCTCGTCGGGCATGGCCCGCGGCTACCCCGGCCCACTTTGGGTCCTTCTTGGCCCACTTGGAGGCCTGCTTGGCCATCTTCTCGTGGTGTGAGGCCAGGTCTTTGTGGCTGGCGATGAGGTCGGCCCGCGATATCGCCTGGGCCTCGTCGACCTTCTTCACGCTTCCCTCGCAACTTTTTTGATGTTCTCGACCGTCCGCTCGGCTATGGCTTCCTCGCTGAGTTCCCACTCCTCGAAGAAACCGGCAGCGGGCACGACCCTCTTCCTCTGGAGGAGGGTGCGGACTCGCTGGTAAAGCTGAGGATCGGACATGACCAGGCCGATCAGTCGCTCGATCGCCTCGGCCGCGTACGGGCGGAGGAACGGCGTCATCACCGCCTTGTGCGGGTCGCCGTAGACCTGTCGCCACCAGACGATCTTCTCGCTGGAGCCGAGTCCGATACGGATCAGGTAATCGAGCCTGGGATCGGCGCCGATTCGGCCTTCTTGAATCTCGTCTTTGGGCACCGGGACTACACCTCTGGGTTGAGTGCGTACCGGTATTTACCCGCCTACTTGGGGCACCAAATCTGATCGCTGACGATCTGGCCGACACAGTGGTAGTTCAGGTCGGTCAGGATCCGCTGGGTCTCACCCTCGACGGTCTCCAGGGAGATAATCGGCCGGTCTCGCATGATCGTCCGGAGAGCGCCCTTGACGACCCTCAGCTCGCTCGCCTCGACGTCGAGCTGGATGTAGTCGACATTCTCGATCCCGAGGTTGTCGATCGCCAGGACGGCGCAGAGGTCCATGCCGGCCCACGCATCCTTGGGATACTGGGCAATGACCTGGTGCATCCCCCGGTTCCTGTCGTCGGGCGTCTTGCAGAAAGGGGCGAGGCCGGAATAGTCGCTCAGGCCGGCGTTGAACGCGAAAATGTTCCGGAGCTGGCAATTCCTGACGAGACAGTGGAAGTTGAGCGGGTCCGGCTCAAACGTGTAAACCGTCTCAAAATCCCGTGCCCAGAGCCGGGGGAACATCCCGCAGCATCCCCCGGCTTGGACACAGGTTCTCCTCCCCTGGAGTCTTGGAAGGACAAACTGCTTGAGCTGGGGGAACTCCCGAGAGGGGCCTTCCCAGGCGCCGATGTCGACCGCGGGCCAGTACCAGGGGCCCTCTCCGTCGACCGCATGTTCACGAATCCCGACTTCCAATTCGAACTCGCGCATGGCGTATTTAGATCACTAGTGGAAGCCGGTGAAGTCTTTCGGCCCTTTTTGTGGCGCCGGAGTCTGGGTCTTGACGGGGACAGCCGAGTTCTGCACGACCGGCTGGCTGTCGAGGTCGTAGAGTTTCATCTTGGGCTTGTCGATGCCGACCATGAACCGGCGATCCAGGTTCTCGTCACGCCACCGGTTCTTAAGCTGCTTGATGAGCCAGTGTCCCATCTTGGCCATGTCCTCGGAGGACTGGATCGCGAACATGAAGTCGGCGACCTGGGGCAGGCCGATCGACTCGCCCGTATCCTCCATGTTGATGTCGGTCGAGCCGAAGGCGTCTCGCTTGGCCTGGGTGGCGGTGAGCACCGGGATGTTGTGGATGCCGGCGAACCCGGAGAACTCTTCGGCGACCGCCTTGTAATACTTGAAGGACCCGGCGTCCGGCTTGAACCTGACCGACTTGAAGCAGGTGATGTAGTCGATGCAGACCGCGTCGGGGACGAAGTTCTTCTTGGCCTTGAGCTCCATCAGGAGCTGGTCAAAGTTATCGATCCCAGCCATCCCGGGCGGGTACCACTGGATGATGAGCTTCCCCTTGGTCTTCTGCCGGAGGTGCTCGTGTCGCTTCTGGAACGAGTCAAGGGTGATCGTCTCCAGGTCAGACACCGGGACGTCGAGCAAGTTCGCGTCGATGCGCTGCCCGATCTGGGACTCCTTGAGCTCCCCCGAGATGTACAGGACGTTCTTCCCCCGGTTGAGGTAGGAGCTCGCGCAGTGGCAGAGGAAGATCGACTTGCCCACGCCGGTCGGGGCCAGGGCGATGGAGAGGGACCCGGGCGGGAGCCCGCCTCGGGTGACCTTGTCGAAGTATTCCAGGTCGAATGGGAGTCGGCTCAATTTCTCCGTGTACTCCTTGTGTCGGGCCAGCCACTCTTCGAGGAAGTCGTGGCCGACGGTCCTGGTGAAGCCTACGTTGAGGGCATCTTGGAGCAGGGACGGGACAGAAGAGACCGGCTTCTTCGAGTCCTTGTTCTTGATGATGTCCAGCGACTCCATGAGAGCATGGAGAATGGCCGCGCTGCGGCAGAAGTTCTCGGTCTCGTCAAGGGCGAACTGCATC